TCCTGATATTGATGCTTCATCTGGATTTTTTAGAGAGTGGGCTATGATATTTAGTACAAGTAAGGATGCTGATACTTTAAAAAATGGGATGAATCAGCTAACTGCTATAGTAAGAAAAACTTCACAGGAATTTATGGTCAGTGAAGCTACTATTATGGACTATACAGATACTTTTGCTTTTAATACTAAAGTTATCTCATCTTCTTCAAAAGAACTACAAAAAAATAACGCTAAGATTATAAAAGCCGCTGCTATGGGTATAGATAAAGCTTTAATGCAAAAGATTAATGAGGAAGGAACCACCGCCCTATCAACACAGGGAGACTTAGTACAAACTACTCTAATACTTAATGCTATTAACAAATCTCAAGGAACTAATATGAGTCTACAAGAATTTGATCTGCAAAAACTCTTAAACCCTACTGATATCGCTTTAATGACTCAAAAAGCTCAAGGAGTTCTTTTAAATGAAATTGGTGCTAGGATTGGTGCTGTTGATGAAAAAGGTAAGTTTAGCAGGGATATGATGTTAGGTGATAAAACTGGTGCAAAATATAATATGTTTAAGGAATTAGCAGACTCTGGTGCATTCGGTTTTAAAGATACTGAGGAAGCTTTGAAAGTTTTGGAAAATACTAAAGAGTTTATAGATGATAAAGGTAATAAAACAATGAGTACTCTTGATTGGCAAATATCCCAATCAAAAAAATTTGATACAGATATACAAAAAAATTTAGCAGAAGGTACTAATGCTACAGCAAATGCTAGTAAAGAAGTAGATAGAATGATGAGGGATGAAGTATATGTTTCCCTTAAAGATCAAGTAACTAACTTTGTAAAAAATACTACTTACGCTAGTGATGCTCTAAGTAATTTTGGTAAAAGTTTAGTAGGTGCTACTGGTATGGATTATGGAGAAACCCTATCTACCATCATTACTGCTGTTCTTGGTGCTTCTATAATAAAGAAATTTTTAGGAGAAACTTCTTTGTTTAATAGAGGTGCTGGAGCAGATGCCTCAGAAGGTGCTGGAGCAGGTGCTAGAGCCTCTGGTGGCATGTTCTCTCGTATGGGGAGATGGTTTAGGGGAACACCTACCAATGTTGCTGGTGGTGGTGTTGGAGCTGCAGAAGGAGGTGTCGCTGGAGCTTCTGGAGGAATTCTAAGAGGTGTAGCTAGAAAATTACCTATAATTGGGACTCTTTTGGGTGCTGGTATTGTGGCTAGTAATGTAGCTACTGCCGCTCCTGAACAACGTGGGAGAGTTGCCGCTACTGGTGGTGGAGGTCTCGCAGGTGGTTTAGCTGGAGGTATGGCTGGTGCTGCTTTAGGTACTGCTATTCTTCCTGGTATTGGTACAACTATTGGGGGAATACTTGGAGGTGTTGCTGGAGGTGTTTTTGGTGAGAAATTTACTGGAGCACTTTATGATAATATGGGAAAAATTACAGATAAATTAAGTTCTGTATGGAGTAGTATTACTAAAGCTTTTGAACCTCTTATTAAAACTTTTTCTGAGACTTTTAAATCTTTGGGGGAACAGTTAGGACCTTCATGGGAAAAATTTAAGGTAGTATGGGAAAAGCTTGTAGTTGTTGCTGGAGAGTTATGGGATGTTCTAAAACCTGTTGGTGAGTGGTTAGGTATCGTAGTTTTAACTTATTTATCACCTTTTATAGCCAAAGGGGCTCTTCTTATAGGTGTAATAGTTGGAATTGCTAATGGACTTTTGAAAGGTTTAGCTCCTGCTCTAGATGTAATAACATCAGCTTTTGATGTAATAGTTGAGACTGTTGGTGTAATAACCTCAGTATTAAAAGGAGATTTTAGTGGTGCTTGGGAACATGTTAAAGGAGTACTTGGAGGATTATCTGGAGTGTTCTTAGGAGTTTTCGAGACTATTGGAGCTTTCACCTCAGGCTTTGTAGAAGGATTTAAGGGAACTTTTGATGGTATATTTAGCTTCTTGGGTGATAAAGGACTCGCTGGAACTGTAAAAGGTGTATGGAAATCCCTATCAGAGTTTATGGATACATGGATAATAGGTCCTATCAAGACAGCTACAGAATGGTTAGATAAGGCTATTACAATGTACAATGATTTTTGGAATAAAAAGAAAGAGAAGGATACTTCTGCTAGTACTATGCCTATAGAACAGATAAGAGCTCAAGGACCAATAAAACCTGTTGAAGGTGTATCTATTTGGAGTCCTTCAACTTGGTTTGCTTCTGGTATCAATAATGTCCCTAGTGACGGTTTTCCTGCTGTACTTCATAAAGGAGAAATGGTTCTACCTGCCCCACAAGCTAATTGGCTTCGTAATTCTATGGGTCAACCTGTTGAAGCTGAAACTTCTGTTAAAGGTCAAAAGAATTCTAATAATACTTTTGTACAAGGACTACCTTCATATGCTGGAGGTGCTGATTCTATAGCAGACCCACAAATGAAAAAAATTGATAATATGCAAAAAACAATTGGAAGTTTCGATACTGCTTTAGCTAATAATACTTCTGTAAAAGCTTCTGATTATTATAAAAACCTGTGGTCACAAGGTAAAATATCTTCAATAGAATTACTTAATAGTGTAAATGAAGCAATTAGAACTGGAATTCTACCCTCTGAATTGTCAACAACACAACCAACATCAATTATTGCTGGTAGTACTCTCAGCTCAGGTAAAAAAGAAATTATAGCTTATATTAAAAAGAAAGCCACTGAGATGGGTATACCAGAACAATTAGCTTTAGCTACTGCTTGGACAGAGAGCGAAATGAGACAATTCCAAAGTGATGGAAAAACTCCCCTCTCAAGTGGAAATCCTGATTCTGCTGACTGGGGTATCATGCAGATTAATGATAAAGCACATCCAAAAGCATTCCCAAAAGTTAAAACAGATTGGATGTATAACATTGATTATGGTATGGAAGTACTAAAATACGCTTATACTCAGGCTATGAGTAAAGGACTAGACCCTATTAGAGGTGCTTATAGTGGTTATAATACAGGTTCTTATTATAGTAGATATTTAGCCTTAACTGGAAAACCAGATTATAGAGATGTTAATTTCTTTAAATATTATAACAGTCAGCCTTGGGGTTCTTTTGCTATGGGTGGTAGTATCAATCAACCTACTATGGCTCTAATGGGTGAAGATGCTCCTAAATATAAAGAATATGTAATACCCACAAACCCTAGTTATCGTAATAGAGCTGTAGACTTATTAAATCAAGCATCTAGTGATGTTGGTGTAACGGCTAGTGGAAACTTAGGTAGTGGTGGGCTAAATGTAAATGTTGAGAATGATAATACGGAAGTAGTTAGTAATCTTCAAGTTATTGTTAGTAAGTTAGATGAATTACTAAAAACTCTATCAGGAAATAAGCCTACTTACGCTCCTGAAAGAGCTGTTTCACCTAATAGCACTAGCATCATGAATTATATTTAAGATTGAGGTGAAAAATAATGAGTAATTTAAAACTGGGTTCTTCTGGAAATGCTGTAGTTGATGTTCAAAAAGACCTTATAAAATTAGGTTATAGTGTCGGACCTTCTGGTGCTGATGGACAGTTAGGTGCTTATACTGATTCAGCTATTCGTAAGTTTCAAACAGATAACTCACTTACGGTAGATGGTATTGTTGGACCTCAAACTAGAGCAAAAATACAAGAAACCCTAGCAGCACGATTTCCCTCAACTCCTACAGACCCTCCAAGAACTATACCAGTTTCTCCTTCTGGTATACCATCTACAGCTGTAACTAAATTTCTCACAGATTCGGGAGCTAGTATGAAGAATTTGATAACAATTGTAAATACTTCATTCAATCCTCCCAGATCTATTAATTTTTATAAAATGTCTCCTGATGATATCTCAGAATCACATACTGCCAATTTTGAAAATGAGGATATTCATGGTAGAAGTAGTCCTCTCGCTGTTTTCTCTGGAGGTGGAGCTCGAACTACTAATCTTTCTATTGATTTACATGAAGATTATTTACGTATGTTCTCTCCTCAAATGCAAAATACTGATATAGTGATGTTTGTATCACAAATCAAAGCCCTAACATATCCTAGATATCAGGGTGGTGTAGTTATACCTCCGAGATGTTTTATCAAGGTAGGAGAATTTCTTATGATGAAAGCTTATTGCTCAAGTGTAAATGTCTCATGGAAAAAACCTCTTAGGAATGGGAGATATATTTCAGCTACAGTTTCTATGGAGTTTAGCGAGATTTTAAGTATATCCTTTAGTGCTGATGAGATAGCCTCTGGAGGAGATGTTAATAGGTATTATCAGTTTCCAGGATAATGCCAGGATAAAGGAGGGGTTATATGTTCACTAAAACTAAACAAATTAAAAATTTACCTTACTATTCTTCGGACTCACGCTACTCAAAATCTCTTATGTACTATGATGCCCTAGAAGAGAAGTACTTTATAGACTTACCTAAAGCTCTTGAAATTCCAACTTCAGATATTGATTTTTTGTATGTTGTAGAGGTTAAGTATAAGAATAGGTTAGACTTAATCGCTAGTATGTATTATAACAATTCAAAGCTTTGGTGGGTTATAGCAGAAGCAAATAAAATAGCAGACCCTACTAATATACCTGTTGGTACTAGTCTTGTTATACCTAATACATCTACTATATTTGGTGGGGGAGGTGTCTTAGGTTAATGGCAGATTCGGGAATATCTCTGTATAACCCTAAAGTACCTCAATGCTCTTATATAAAACTAAAATTAGGTGGTGTTACTTATGAAGCACAAACTCCTAATTTTATAAAAAGCTTTTCCTTCTCTAAAACAGCTTATAGAGGAAGAGGTAGTTTTACTATAGTTATATCTGATGTAATGGATTACGGTATGGAACAAAGAATATTAGACTCTACATTAGGATCAAATGGAGCTAAACCTATCTATTTTCAGTATGGTCACGCTGAAGGTTCTAGGTCACCTTGGTTCGCTGGTACTATACGGGATTATACACCTAATTTTTTAACTAATCTAAATGCTAACTTTACTCTTACTGGATTTAGTGACATCTCTTATGGAAATTATATTAACAAAACTTACTATCTTAGTGACTATGGGAAAAGAATATCAAATATTATAAAAGCTATTTGTGAAGCTGAAGGATGGAAACTTGCTGAACCTTTTGTAACATCTGATATATATGAAGGAAAAAGTATCTATATAAGTAATAAAACAGCTATAGAAGCCATACAACAAGATCTAGTACCTAAAGCTTTTAAAAATAAAAATTCTTTGGGGTTTCTTCATTATACCAGAAATGACTCTGTACATGTTAGACTTGTAGAAATTGATGTAACTAAAATTAAAATCTCTAAAAAAGATTTTAATTTTGTAATCAATGGTGGTAACTACGGAAGTGTTCTTTCATTTGCCCCTCAATACTCTGGTACAGTATATGCATCTCTTAAAGTTCAAGCTGGATACGTAGATAGAGAAACTAACCAATTTACACTATTTAAAAATGACCCTAACTTAGGTAAAAATTATCCTGATAATACACAATTTCTCGGTGCTACTAGTGTACCAGAATTTAATAACCTTATACAAAACCAATGGATAGGAAATTCTCTAGCCAAAATAACAGCACAAATGGAGATAGTTGGAGACCCTGATATCTACCCTATGGACTATATAAACGTAATACCTATAAGACCTGATGGAAAACTACATCATAGTGCTGGTACTTACTATGTGAACACTGTGGAAGACTCTATTCAAGGAGCTTATAAAACAACTTTAGGTCTAATTAGAATTCCTGGCATGGATAGTAAAATATCAGATGCTTATGAAAGTGGGTGGGGACAATCTTAAATGAAATTGATGTACCAAAATTAGGTATAGTAAGAGGTATGGTTGTAGACGTAAATGACCCTTTGGGTCTTTGTAGAGTAAAAGTTAGAGTACCTTCTATACATGGTATGGAAGGCTCTACAAATTACAGACCTGATAAGGAGATACCATGGGCTTACCCTAGTCTTCCTGCTAATATGAAACAAGTCCCTAAAGTGAAAGATTTTGTTTGGGTACTCTTTGAGAACTCTAGAATAGATATGCCTGTATATATGGGTATAGTTCTTGGTAAACAAACAGCTGACCCCTCAAAACCTGTTATAGTTGGATATGGTTCATCACCAACTCAACCCACTTCCTATAAAGAACCTGTATATGAAGGAACTAGAGATAGTAGTACTTCGGGTACTATCTTTTCAACAGAAAATTTTGATATGTCTTTTGATGAGGGAGATGCTCAAGATGGATCTGAAGGTAGATTTGGTATATCTAAAGATAATTCTTCTTTTGAGATTGGAAAAAACCTAAGTAGAATTTCTGTTGGAACTTCTATTATAGAAGCAACGGATACAGCTATTACAGTATCTTATGGGGAAAATTCTAAAGTAGAAGTAAATAATACTGCTACTGTTTTATCTTTTGGTGCTAACTCAATAATTTTAAATTCTGCTGGGATTATTCTTACTGTAGGTTCTACTTCAATTAATTTATCAGAATCTAATATAAATTTAAAAGCTACTACAATAACACAAGAAGAAGGATAAACCCTAGTAAGAGGAGATGTGATGATTATATGGCTCTAAGTAATGAAGCTAAGTCTCGTATAGGAAAAGGATTAAATCTAAATAATGTATTCTCTAGTATATCTGGAAGAATAGAGTTTAATGAGGGTAAAGATAGAATTAACCAAAGCATTAGAGTTATCTTAGAAACTCGAAATGGAGAAGTAGCAATGCTTCCTGTTGTTGGATCAGGTATCTCTGAACTTCTTTTTGAACCAGCTGATGATATTCTAAAAAACAAACTTGAAATATATATTAGAAGTGCTCTAGAAACTTTAGAACCTAGAATTATACTTCAAAATGTGGTAGTAGATGTTGTTGAGAATCATATCTATATTACGGTTGATTATGTAATGTCTGGAACAAATATGAAAGGGAAATTTAATTATGCTATAACTCGACAGGCTGGGGGTGAGGCAACAGGATGAGTACTAATGATATTATAGATAGTAAAATACTTTTGGCTCGTGACTATTCTAGTCTTATGGAATGGTCTATTAATACTATACCTAAGATAACCTCTGAATGGACTGATTTTAGTGTAACTGCTACTGAAATGATTTGGCTTTCTACTGCGTGTTATTGTTATGATATATTAAATTTCTCACTTGATAGAAAATACCTTGATAATCAAATAAGATACTCAAACTCTTTTGAGAACATTTTAAACATGTGTACCCTAAGAGGTGTAATCGTTCCTGGTTATATGTCTTCTACTACTACACTTAAAATAGTTTTTACTTCTACTGACCTTCCTCCTACAAACTCACTTACTTTAAGTAAAGGAGATACTTTTGAAGTCTTAGATACTATTTCTCAAAAAACTCTTACTTTAAATATAGATGAGGATTATACCCTTTCTTATGGGGATAATTTTATAACTTGCAGTGAGGGTATATTAACAAGTAAAACCTTAAAAGCTCTAGACTTCACAGCTGTTGGAACTTATATCTTAGATACCGAAAATATAGCCCTAAACACTGTTGAAGTAGAAGTTAATGGAACTCTTTGGAGAAAGGTAGATGATGCTACTCTTGTAACTGATAATGTACCTAGTTTTAGTGTACATGTTAATGCTAATAAACACACACTTTTAAAACTAACTCCTGGATTTATTTATGATGTTGTAGATAATTTAATAAGTGTTTCATATCTTATTACAAATGGATCTCAAGGTAACTTAGGTACTATACGAGATTTAGAACCAAAATTTAATTTTATAGATTCATATGGAAACAATGTATTCCCTAATAATATAACTATTTCTGTTGTCACAAGTTCTGGAGGCTCTGATATATATTCTATAGAAGAAGTTAGAAGTCTTTTAGGTACTACCTCATCAGACGTAATAACCCTAGTACTTAATGAGGATTATTCTGATTTAGTAAAAACTATAAAATATGTATATGGGTGTTCTATACAGGATGTTGGAGGAACTAAAACTATTTATTATATTGCTGATAAAGATATTGGAACTTATGGTGTTACTGATTCTATGATTATATCTGGTATAACAGATAAAATACAAAATAAAGTACCTGTTTTTACTAGCTTTACTGTTCTACCTATACTACTAAGAAGTATCTCTGTAAGTATCACAGTATATCTAAATAGAAATGAGTTAGATACCTCTGGTATAAGAGATAAAATAATAGATTATTTTTATAATACTTTTTCTAGAAGTACGGTAGTAGCTGGTAAAGAGTTTAATAGAAGTGAACTCTCTATTGGTATCGAAAGTCTAAGCTCTTCAATAGATCATATCCTATTTCAGTATCCCCTATCTAATATACCTTGTAAATGGAATGAGATTATTGAAATTGATTCAGAACCATTAATAACCTTTGAAAGGGGATGAAAATTTGTCTATTAAATCCTTTGAGGAATGTCTTGCTATAGTAACTGAGGGAGTACCAGAATTTTTAAAAGCAAATGAAGATTACTATGAACTTCTTAAAGTCTTAGCATACGCACTACAGAAAAATTATGATGAACTAAATCGTATAGATAATGCCTATAATATAGATTTTGTAGATATTAGAGAACTCTCAAAAATAGCAAACACTTTAGGAATAGAATACCCTATAGAGGCTTCTGAAGAAGTTCTTCGCCTTATTTTAAAATACTACGGAAAAATTATTAAAAATAGAGGAACATTAGACTCTATAAAACAAATGGTTCGACTACTTGAGATGGGAGAAAGTGAGCTATATGACGAAACCCTATTTGATTACACAAATGTAGAAGTTATTTTAGTAGAACCTGGAACTCTACAGGTCAAGTATAATGGTAATGCTAACTCTGATTATGCCTACAAAATGCTTAGAAAAGTTGTACCTGCGGGATATAGATTTGAAATAACAAATATGATAGATGAGAGGATAAAAAGGAGTGATTCCCTAACTTCTATCGAAACCTTAGATAGTATTGTAGAAACTTTAGGTAATAAAATAATTACTTTAATTATTGATGGCTCAGTAGAAGCTTCTCTATGTAGATTAGATATTGTATCTTCTAGTGACATAATTGTTGAATGGGGTGATGGTTCTCCCAACACTGTAAGCCCTACTGGTAACTTCTCTCATAACTATGGAATAAGTGCTACTCCTTATACTGTTGTTATTCAATCAAGTGGAGATATCTTAGGTTTTAATGTTGATTATATTAATAATACATCACGAATAACTACAGCAACTATAGAAATAGATACCCTATCTAGTCTATCTTTTCGAAAATGTGGGTATCTAGTAGATGTAACCTTACCTACTTCATTACCTCTTATGACTTCAGCTAATTATATGTTTGAGGAATGTACTACACTTGTTTCTATAGATGTATCAGCTTTTATAAATGTAACTAGTACTGAGTATATGTTCTTTAGTTGTACTTCTTTACCTGCTATTGATATTTCATCTATGACCAGTATAATAAATGCTTCCCATATGTTCTATAATTGTACTTTATTATCTTCAGTGGATGTTTCAAACTTAATTAATATACAAGATGCTACTGGTATGTTTCAAACTTGTAGTTCTTTGGTATATATTGATGTTTCTGATTTAATAGGTGTTATTAATGGAAGTTATATGTTTTCTACCTGTCCTATACTAACCTCTGTAGATATAGCACCTATGACATTACTAGAAGATTCTAGTTATATGTTTGCTGGATGTTCTTCATTAACTTCAATGGATTTAACAGGGTTAGAGTTACTTACGACTACATCTCATATGTTTTTAAATTGTTATTTACTTACCTCTGTAACTTTTGTATACCACCCACAATTAGAGGATGTAGGATATATGTTCTATGGGTGTAATAGTCTACCTTCTGTAGATGTATCATCCCTAACAAACGTATTTAATGCTTATTCTATGTTTTATAATTGTTTTAATCTTACATCTATTGATATCTCAGTAATGACTAAAGTATATTTGGCAGCTCGTATGTTTTATAACTGTACATCGCTTAGTACTATTATTGCTCATAATTTTTGTAAGGATAGTATAGAGGGTGGTGCTAATGACATTATTGATTTTGTATTTAGTTGTTCCTCTTTAACTTCTTTAGACCTTACTGATGCGAGGTTTAGAACCGTTGAGAGATTAGATGCTGTGTACACAAGTTTGTATGATAGAACCTTATTATCCGAAGGTACTATAATAGTCACAGGAGTAGCTGTTGAGGGAACTAGTAATAAAACAATAGCTACTGATAAGAACTGGAATGTGGTAGCTTCTTCTGGTGGTATTGTAAATGTAGGGGTTTCTGATTCGGGAGTAGTTGGAGATACTTCTTCGGCTAGTATTAGTAGTGATGGGGGTATTGGTGGGTTAACTGAGGGTATGATTGGATTAGTAGCTCTAGATAATACAGGAACATATACCCTAACAGTGACATCTAGTGGAACTATAACTGTCGATTGGGGAGATGGTATAGTAAATAACTCTCTAACTCATACTTATGGTACTACTAATGGTACTCTTTACACTATTCGTATATCTTCTACTTTATCTATTACACAATTTAAAGTTACTACAAGTGGTGCTGTAGGATATGGGGTAGTAACTGCTGTTATAAAATCTAGTGATTTAACTACAGCCTCATATATGTTCCAACATTGCTCTCTACTATCTTTAGCAATTTTACCTGACAGCTTATTAAGTGTACAAGATGCTTCTGGTTTGTTTAGATATTGTTCTTCTTTAACATCTGTAGATATATCGAAATTAGTTAATGTAAAGGATACTACATTCATGTTCCAAAATTGTACTTCTTTAACTTCTATAGATGTATCTCACTTAACATCACTTTTAACAGCTTACTATATGTTTAACGGTTGTACTTCTCTAGCTTCAATAGATATATCAGCTCTAACTACTCTACTTGATGCTACTGGCATGTTCTATGGATGTACTTCTTTAACTTCAATAGATTTAACAGAACAAGTTCTTTTAACTACTGCTAATAGTATGTTAAGAGGGTGTACTTCTTTAACCTCTGTAAATACCTCAGGTCTAATCAAGGTTACAGCTTCGGAGAGTATGTTTAGAGGTTGTACGTCTCTAACCATAATAGATGTATCCACCATGATTAAGGTGGGAAGTGCTTTTGATATGTTTAATGGGTGTACTTCTTTAGACTCAGTAAATGTATCAAATCTCACTCAACTAATGAATGCTTCTCAAATGTTCTATGGGTGTACTTCTTTAGTAACAATAGATATATCAGACTTCACTAAAGTAACAAGTGCTAGTGGTATGTTCTATGGCTGTACTAACTTAACTTCTTGTGATGTGTCAACTTTAACTAAACTAACAAATGCTGTTCAGATGTTTAGACAGTGTAGTTCTCTAGCTTCTGTAAATGTATCAAACTTAACCCTATTAACAGATGCTTTTATTATGTTTGGGTACTGTACTGATTTAACTTCAATAGATATTTCAGATTTAACTTCTGTAACAACTGCTCCTAATATGTTTGTCGGGTGTACTTCTCTAACATCTCTAGATATAACAGCTCTAGTCAAAGTAATAAGTATTTCTCATATGTTTACAAACTGTACCTCACTTGTATCAGTCAATGCAACAGGAATAGGAAGTGGTAGTACTGGAATTATTAGTACTGCAAGTTTTGTGTCTGGATGCTCTGCTTTAACTTCCTTAGACCTTACAAATTCATTGTATGATACAACAGCTACTCGACTTAATGATATATATACTTCTTTATATAATAGAAGTAGTCTATCAGCTGGTATTACCATTGTAACAGGTATAGTAGGACAAGAATTAAGTGATAAAACTATAGCAAATAATAAGAATTGGAATGTTAATGCTGGTGAAGGCAATATCACACTAACTGCTATAGATAACACAGGAACATATACCCTAACAGTAGCAACAGCAGGAATACTTACTATTGATTGGGGAGATGGAATTGTAAATAGTAGTACCACTCATACTTATGGGACAACTAATGGAACTATTTATACTATTCGCATATCTTCTTCTCAAGATATTACTGAGTTTGTAGTAACTACAACTGCTATGAGTGGGTACGGTATAGTAACTGCCACCTTATCAACAACAGAATTAACTACAGCAGAAAATATGTTCCAATACTGCTCATTATTAACATCTGTAACTCTACCTGATAGTCTACTTAGTGTAACAAATGCCTCATTCATGTTTGCTTATTGTGTGTCCCTAACTTCTATAGATGTTAGTGCTCTTAGTGAAGTAACAAATGCTGAAAATATGTTTAGAGGATGTACTCTCTTAGATACTGTAAATACAACAGCTTTAACTTCTGTAACAAATGCAAACTCTATGTTTTTTGAGTGTATTTCTTTAGCATCTATAAACATTTCACTCATGACTCAGATAACAGATGCTTCATTTATGTTTAGTGATTGTACTTCTCTAACCTCAATAAATACCAATGATTTGGGATTATTGGTTCTTGCAGAAGGTATGTTTACTAGTTGTAGTGCTTTAACATCTGCTGTATTATCTAGTTGTTATAGTCTTGAAAATATTTATGGTATGTTTTTTGGATGTTCATCTCTTGAAAGTATTAATCTTTTTGGAGCTGGAAGTGGTAGCACTGGTATTAGTTCAGCTGTGGGCTTTACCTCTGGTTGTGATTCATTATACTCTATTGATTTATCTGATTCTAAGTACACTGTTCCAGCTACTTTACTTGATACAATATATACTTATCTTCCTGATAGAACAGGACTTGATGAGGGTAATATATCTGTAGTAGGTGTGGTAGGTCACGAAACAGCTGATATAACAATAGCTACAAATAAGAATTGGAATGTTGCTGAGTATATACCTTTTGTATCTACATGGGACACTAGAAATAATATCACAGGGAATGATTACTCTGTTGACCTTCCTTTTGCTACTGGTACAACTCCAAATTATGTATATAATTGTAAGGTATTTTGGGGAGATGGTTCTTCTAGTATCATAACAGCTTATAATGATGCTGATAAATATCATGAGTATGCAGTACCTGGGATTTATACAATATCTATCTATGGTCCTATGGGATGTTTACAGTTTGGTAGTAGTGGTTTTCATAATGAAAGAAAGAAAATAATAGATATATCGTTATGGGGAGATGAGTACCATATGTCAGGTAATGCTCCTGGTTTATGTGAGTACTTCTGGGGATGTGAGAATCTTAATATCACTGCTACAGACTCAGTTCCTTTATATGTTGGTATAGATGCATTTAGAGGATGTACATCCCTAAATGCACCATTAACATTTGAAGGTACTTATTATGCTACTAGAATGTTTTATGGATGTACCAACTTTAATTCACCTGTAACTTTCATAAATTCTCATATTTATAATGCAGATAGTATGTTTAGGTTCTGTTATTCATTTGACCAAGATGTATCCCTATTCGGATATGATTTTACTTATGGAGCAGACTTCACTCGTATGTTTGAGTCTACTGATATGTCACGACAGAATTATGATAAGTTGTTGATAGAGTTTGATAGGCTAAATACAATAACTCCTGTTGTTGGGTCTTTAGCTGCTTTGGGGTCTGCTTTTGAGTATTCTCCAGGAGCACCCGCAACGGCTAGGGCTAATCTTGTAGCTGGGGGATGGAATATACAAGATGGTGGAGAGTTTGCTTATCCTGGTCAATATCAGCTATCTTATTTGTGGGGTATTGCACCACAGGATCCTACAGGGGGAAGTCTTCCTACTTCACCTGTTATATATGATGAGGGTGATACAGTAACTGTTTCTGGTAGTGGAACCCTATATAAAACAGGATATAGATTTGACTCTTGGAATACTCAAACTAATGGAATGGGTACACGTTATGTTGAAAATGATACTTTCCTAATGCCTAATAGAGATATAACCTTACATACAATATGGGTTATAGACCAATTTACTTTTACATATGACCCTAATAATGCTGATGGTGGAGAAGTTTCAGCACCTCCTACAGAGTATGATTATCTTACTCCTATAACTATATTAGATGAGGGAACTCTTTATAAGACAGGGTATTATTTTGCTTACTGGAATGTTTTACCTAGTGGTGATGGTTATACGTATAGTCCAGGACTGGTAATTGTTATGCCAGCAAATGATTTAACTTTATATGCAACTTTCAGTATAAATTATTATACTGTAACTTATGATGGTAATGGTAATACTGGTGGTACTGTACCTACAGAGGTTAATAAGACTCATGGTTCTAATTTTTATACTCAGCTACATGGAACTTTAGTTAAATCTGGGTATACCTTCTCACATTGGAATACACAAGCGGATGGGAATGGAACCTCCCATAATGAGAATACAATATACTTTAATATAACTGGTAATATCACATTCTATGCGATTTGGATATAAAATAATAAATGATATAGTAAGTGCTGTAAATATATACAGCACTTACATACCATTTACTAGTCGGAAGGAGGTTCGAAACTGTGTATGTAGATAATAGTATAAGAAACTTCGATATAAGCCTTGAGGACTTTAAAACACAAATCAAGAACCCTAGTAGCCTCATATATTACCCTTCATGGAACAATTTTGAGAGTAGTGATATAGGAGAAGCTATACTAAAACTCTTGGCTTCATTCTCATACTCTACAGATAGTTATAGAAGTTATTACCTTGAAAATCTCTATCTACCTACTGATGAGGTGGATGCTCGAGAACAAATATACGAAATGCTTAACTATAAATCAGCTCTTAGAAGAGCTTTGATACTATCTTTAAACTTTGAGTGGAAAGGGTGTGGACCTTTAGGATTTGTTGTTATACCTAAATTCTTTAAAATTAATATTATTGCTGATGAAGTATCATATAATTTTCTTACAATATCAAAATATATGTATCTACCTAATGCCACTAGATTATATGTAGATGTAATTTTAGGTAATATTTTTGAGAAAACTCTTGTATCATCAGAAATTACTACCAATAAAATTTTTATAAGCACAAAAGATATAGATGCTGATTCTCTTTCCTTTACTGTAGATGATAAAGAATGGACTCAGGTTAGAAATATTTATTACGAAAGAGAACCAAAAGATAAATATAGTATTCATAGAGAGTATACAGGAACTTATATCTATCTCCCTGATAACTGGATAAATTATATTCCCTCAGAAGTAAGTGAAATCTCTATACTAGCTGCTACTATCTCAGATGCTTTTGATATAAACACATCAGAACCCCTAACAATAACACTATTAGATCAACTAACTTGTAGTTTAGGAGATGATGTTACAGACCAATTTAATGTCACTCTTATGAAAACAGCCAACTTCCCTAGTGTTGGTACTACTGGAAAAAGAAGAATAATAACCCTAGAAGATTTTGAAAATGAAGCTAAATCCTTCTCTGGTGTTCTTGATGCTAAAGCTTATAATTGGGGAGAAGGACTACCTCTTGGAATTGTTATACCTAATTACGTTAAATTAGTAGTTGTAGGAGAAAATGGTATCTTAAATGATTATATAAAAAGAGGACTAGTTGAATATCTTACTTCAATAAAACTGCTAGAGATAACACTGGAAGTACAAGACCCTACAATAAATAAACTTGATTTGAAAATGCTTGTTAATATAGGAGATCTTAAAGATTCTGTATTTCAATCAGATATCTATTTAGCTATTAGATCAGCTATTGAGTCTTATTTTGGATATGGAAAAATAGGTATAGGTAAAGGTGTTATAAATAGTGAAATATCCTCTGTTGTATCTAGAAGCGATACTAGAATAAAATATGTGGAAATAGTAGATTTTGAGTCTTTTACTCCTACCTTAGATGGAATAATATCTCTTGGAAATCTTAGTATTATATTCGATGTAGAGAGCCTATTCCTGTATGAAGCTCCTACTATAACCGATAAATTGGTAACATCAGGTCTAGTTGTTTCTGATAATGGTACAACAACAGATACCCTAGTAAATATGGAAGCTGAGATATATGTATTTGAAACTTGGTATTGGGATAGTATCATACCCGAAGCTGAATACTTTGAAAAAGAATTCTTTGATTCTGCTATTGGTATTGATAGCTTATACTCATCAGAAGCCAATCCAGAACCTTTAGAAGATTTTATATCTGATGATAGTTTATTTAATTTGGAAGCATACTTATTAAATGTAGATAACATTACTTCTCTTGATACTTTATTACATGCTGGTTCAGAGATACTTGTTGAGGGTGGTGTTCCTACTGATGGATTAGTAAATATGGAAGGAAGTAATAGTAATGTGGATAGTATGACTTCTAGTGATACTCTATTAATTTTACAGATTGTATGTAGTGATAGTATTACATCTAGTGATGATTTAATATCTCTTGTTGTTTAAAATATTAAGAATTAGAGTGGGGATTTATATATAAAATATGTATGGGAGGATTTAAGATATGAACGGAGAAAAAGCAGTAATAAAAAGTAAAGTAAGAATAGAGAAGTTTAATGAAAATATGGAGTTAGAGGATATTCATGAAAGTGATGCTCCAAACTCAGAAGAACCTAATAAACAAGTTCCCGAAAAAGAAATCCCTGTAAATAAAAAATCTTGAGGAGGATATAATTATGGAAAATAAGGTTAAATGGAATGTATCAACCACTGTAGAGAAATTTAATACCCATCAGGATTATATAGATGGAAAAATTTCAGAAATAAATAGAATAGATGGAAATCTTCTGTTAGACGGTGGAGTTACAGATATTTGGAAATTAGTAGCAGGAGAAACTAATCAAGGTGGTAGTACAGAACATTATGATAATGACCATTCTTATATAGGTGTTGGAGATAGTACAACAGTAGCATCAGCATCACAAACAGGTCTACAAGCCCTAACAAATATTTGGTATAAAAAAATGGATACAAGTTATCCCACAGTAGCTACAAATAAAATAACTTTTAAATCTACCTTTACTGGAACTGGTGGTGGTGGGGATGCTGAAGCCGCTTTTGCTTGGGAAGAATGGTCTATTGCTCGTGGTGTTATAACTCCTTCTGAGCCTTTAGATGATACAACAATAATAGCATCTGAGATATATAAAAATTTAAATAGAAAAGTAGAGTCTATGGGTACTAAATCCTCAGCCGCTACTTGGGTTATAACAGTAGAAATTAGCTTAACATAATTAAAGTATCTTATAAGACTAGATTATAGTCTAGTCTTATAAGATTATCTTGTTTTTAAAGGGGAAACTATGGCAGTAGAACTTATTGATATATCAGTAGTACTAACAGATAAAGATTATTTTGATATAAAGAGTATAGATACTAATATAACTCTTGTGGAACTAGACCTATCACTTAATACACAAGAAAAAAATCTTTTTGAGCTTAATTATGATGTTTAGGATGTGATTTTATGGCATGTGTAGACCCTAATTGCAAGAGTTATTTTAGAGGGGAAATATTACCTATATTTGTTGAGGTTACTCTTGCTTCTGGTTCTGATTTTAATGTAATTGTAGATGAAAACCAAAGAACTTTTTGTGAGGTTAGAAACTCTGCTGGAGAGTTACTTACTACACTTTATCCTAGTTTAGTTGAAATAAGCACAAGTAAAAAGCAACTTTTATGCTCTTGGAATACTACAGGAGTAGAAGTAGGTTATTATACTCTTATCTTCTGGATAAGTATTAATATCTCTGGTGATAAGGATATAGATGATAATTACATTGAAGAGTATAAAATGACCTCTGAAACACTTAATAGATATATTAAAGTCTAAGGAGTGCCTATATGGCTAAAAAATATGAGTTTTTAACAACAGATACAATAAATGAGAGTGGGAGAACCCTAACAAGAATAAAATTACTAAAAGATATGGGTAAAGTTAAAGTAGGAGATTTGGGTGGATATATTGAGAAGGAAACTAATCTCTCTCATAAAGGGTTTTGTTGGGTATTTGATAATGCAATGGTATTTGAGGATGCAAAAGTGTTGGATAACGCTTTAATAAGAGGAAACGCTAAAGTATATGGAAGAGCTAAAATTTTTGATGATGCTATAGTAAAGGATAACACATTAATTTTTGGTAATACAGAGGTACATGGAAACGCTTTAATAAAAGGAAATGCCAAAGTTTATGAAAGAGCTAAGATATCTGGAAATGCTCAATTAATGGATAGAGCTGAGGTAAGTGGTGATGCTTTAGTATTTGGGGATACTATACTCTTTGAAAGAGCTAAGGTAACTGGAACAGCTCATATATTTGGAAAAACTGTTGTAAGAGGTGATGAGGTTGTAAGTGAATCTACTCAAAGAAAATCAGTAAAAACAGTTTCAGAGTGAGATTTTAAATAATATATAAGTAATAAACAATCTTTTCTAAGGAGGAATTATATAATGCCTAATAATAAGTATGAATTCGTGTCTACCGATACAAAAAATGTAGGAGGAAAGACCCTAACTAGAATAAGAGCTTTAAAGAGTTTTGGAAAGGTGAAAGAGGGAGATTTAGGTGGATATTTAGAGAGTGAGTCTAATCTTGATGATAGGGGTAGTTGTTGGGTAGGTGGTAATGCTTGTGTATATGAATACGCTCGTATACTTGATGATGCTCAAGTGTTAGAAAATGCTCAGGTATATAATAAAGCTGATATAAGTGGAAGAGCTATAATCTCTAAAAATGCTAAAGTATTTGAGAACGCTAGTGTGAGTGATGAAGCATCAGTATATGGACAAGCTTTAGTATTTGGGTATGCCAAAGTGTTTGGAAAGGCTCGTATATCTGGGTATGCTAAAGTATATGAGTATGCTTTGGTGTATGGGGAAAGTTTTCTACAGGGAAATGCCTCAGTTTATGGTATGGCTATAGTGTATGGAAGTGCAAATCTTTCTGATAATGCTAAGGTTTATGGAACTGCTAGTATATCAGGAAAAGTTCATGTTTTTAATAATGCTGAGGTTTTTGGAAAAGCTTATTTCAAGGATAAAGAGTCGATTAATGGTACAATGAAGGTGGATGGTACTGAAAGTAAACAATCTAATGAGTCAGGTTTAAGAAAACAAGTATCAGTAGTAAATTCAATAATAGAAGGATTAACAAGTAAAAAAAATCTTTTAGTTAATGAGGGTATCAATATTAGTTTTAAAGGTATGAAACTTTATCATGTAGCAGAATATGATAAATTTCCTGTGGACTCATCTGATATAGGTTCAGAGGTGTATAAGTTTGTTTCTAGTGATAAGTCTATGTATGAGGGTTTGTTAGAAAAACAAAAACTTTATATGGGAAATCATCATATTTGGAAACTTGATGGTAAACTTGTAATAGACACTAATACTGGATTTAGTATCTATAAAGGAAAAGTAAAATCCCCTTTTGGTGGGAAATAAAATAATTTATTATAGGGAGGATGATTTGTATGATTAACCAGTATCTTACACCAGAAATTACCTCTATCATAATCACAGTAGTACTTATACCTTTTATCAAACAACTATTAACCATTACTACAACCTATCTAATATCTAAGATTGATACTATGCAACACAATATTAAAAGTGAAAAACTTAATCATTATATCGATCAAGCCGAAGATGCTGTCTTTACTGCTGTGGATTCTGTAAGTCAAACATATGTAAATTCCTTAAAGAAATCAGGAAGTTTTGATGTAGAAGCTCAAACAAAAGCTTTTCAAGAAGCTAAGAGTAAGGTCTTATCCATGATAGGACAAGAAGCCAAAGAAACCCTAACTGAGGTGTATGGAGATTTGGATGCTTGGATAAATAATAAGATTGAGAATTATGTAAAAAATTCAAAAGAATGTAAAATTTCTAATTGAATTCATCTCTATCATAGGATTGGGTTTTATATATAATTAAGACCCATTTCCTATTTTTTATATTATGAGTAAGCTTTCTAGCTTACTCATAAATTTTTATGGTCTAGAAATAGACCATCTTTTTTACCAATAAACTAGAGAGGAATGATACTTAGTGAGCCCTATATCTAAAAACGCTTTAACAGTATTAGAAAAGAGATACCTCAATAAAGATGAAAATGGAAAACTTATAGAAACAGTAGATGATATGTTTCTTAGAGTAGCTAAAGCTATAACAGAAGCTGAAACAGTTACAGAAGATATACGAAAAGTAATAGAAAAAGAGTTTTACTCAATTATGAGTAATCTAGAATTTCTTCCCAACTCACCCACCCTAATGAACGCAGGTCTTGATGTAGGAACCCTTTCAGCTTGTTATGTCTTACCCTTAAATGACTCAATGGAAGAGATTTTTGACTCTATAAAGAACTCATCCCTAATACAAAAAGGTGGTGGTGGGGTAGGGATAAGCTTCTCTAAAATAAGACCTAAAGGCTCTGTTGTAGCCTCAACAAACGGAGTTTCAAGTGGACCAATTTCATTTCTCAAAGTGTTTAATTCAGCTACTGAAGCTGTTAAACAGGGTGGTAGGCGTAGAGGAGCTTGTATGGGTATGCTTAGTGTTACTCATCCTGATATCATGGAATTTATATCTTGTAAGGAAGATAACTCAGATATAACAAATTTTAATCTTAGTGTAAGTATTACTGAGGACTTCATGCATAATGTTGAAAATGATAATCTCTACCACCTAATAAATCCTAAAACTCAAGAAGTCATTATACCACCTCTTAGGGCTAGAGATGTTTTTGATAAAATCGTTGATATGGCTTGGAAAAATGGAGAACCTGGAATCATATTTATAGATAGAATGAATAAGTATAATCCTACTCCTGAAATAGGTGAGTACGAGACTACAAATCCTTGTGGAGAACAAATTTTACTTCCATGGGAATCGTGCAATTTAGGATCAATAAACTTAACCCTAATGACGAAAAATGTCGAAAAAAGTACTGTGTTAGATGCAATATTGGGTGAAGATAGGTGGGAAACTTGTATTGAGATAGACTGGGAGAAACTTGAGAGGGTAACTAGGCTAGCTGTTCGTTTCTTAGATAATGTCATAACAGTAAATAAATATATACTACCTGAAATTAAAGAGATGACAGAGGGTACCAGAAAGATTGGATTAGGTGTTATGGGGTGGGCTGACCTTCTATATACCCTAAACATTCCTTATGACTCAGAGGAAGCTATTAATCTTGCTGAAACTATTATGAGATTTATTCAGAAAACTGCTTGGGATATGTCGAGGGAACTAGCTAAAGATAGAGGAGTATTTCCTTTCTGGGATAAGAGTATCTTTAAAGAAGTAGATGATAAGGTCAGAAATGCTACAACTACTACAATAGCCCCTACTGGAACTCTCTCTATTATAGCTAATGTATCTTCTGGTATAGAACCCGTTTTTGCTATAGCTTACATCAGAAATGTAATGGATAATACAGAGCTCTTAGAAGTAAATCCTGTATTTGAGAAGGTTGCTAGAGAACGAGGATTCTACTCAGAATCCCTAATGAGGAGAGTAGCTGAAGAGGGAACTCTAAAACATATAGATGAAATACCTGAGGATATAAAAAAAGTATTCGTAACCTCCCATGATATCAGTCCTGAATGGCATGTTAGAACACAAGCAATATTTCAAAGTTATGTAGATAATGCAGTTTCGAAGACGGTTAATTTGAGTAATTCAGCTACTAAAGAGGATGTAAGAGAGGTTTTTCTTTTAGCTAATAAGTTAGGTTGTAAAGGAGTAACCCTATATAGAGATGGAAGTAGGGACTTTCAAGTATTAAATATTAAAGAAGTGAAAGGTAAAGAAATACAAACCCAAACACAACCTCTAGAAGAAACTCACTGTAAGGTATCTCCTAGAGAACGTCCTGATATTACTACTGGATTCACTGAAAAAGTTAAAATAGGGTGTGGGAATCTTTATATCACTGTGAATAGTGATAGTTCTGGAATATGTGAGGTATTCTCTAATACAGGGAGAGCTGGTGGATGTGCTTCTCAGTCAGAGGCTACCAGTAGACTTGTATCAATATCTCTAAGAGCTGGAATAAAACCCGAAGCTATTATAGAGCAATTAAAAGGTATTAGATGTCCTTCAACTACAAGACAAAAAGGACTAAAAGTAACTTCTTGTCCTGATGCTATTGGAAGATTAATTGAGAAGGTAGTAAACTTAGGAAATAATGCTAATATTAATAGTTTGCAACAGATAGAAGGAACAAAGACAAAGAAAGAAAAGAAACTAAAAAAAGAAGAAAAAGAAATCCCTAATACTACTTGTGATACATGTCCTGAATGTAATAAGAGATTAGAGCATGAAGGTGGTTGCGTTACTTGTAGAAATTGTGGATTTAGTAAATGTGGATGACCTAGACTTATTTTGTAGTATGTAGAATATTCATAAGAGAAAAAGGAGGACAAAAGAATGAATAAAAGAATAATAGAATCTATCATAGATTCCCTAACAGAAGCAAAGAGTGATGAGTTACACAAGAAGTATGAAAAGGATTTGCCTGATACTGTTGATGGGGAAAGTACTAAGTTAGGTCAGGGTGGAAGATTCAATGCTTTAGTTAATAAGTTGATGAGAGAAGAGGGATATAGTAAAGAGAGAGCTGAAGCTACTGCAGCCTCAATAGGTAGAAAGAAATATGGGAAAAAGAAGTTTCAAGATATGGCAGCTAAAGGGAATTAAAAAGATACTTTTCTCTTAAGTTTTACGTATAATATTTTATAGGGTGATTGTATGTGGTATTTATAAAGTGACTTTTAAAATTATTTATACCACATACAAATTTTATACTGGGGAGTGATTAGATGCTTTTTAAGACAAGTGATTTTTCTTTTAGTGATGATATTGAGGATAACCTAATCCAAGAGAACCCTACTAAGTCTCCTGAAATTAAAACCTTTGAGTTTAGCGAAAATGTATCTAGAGACTATCCCTTTTTAGTTAAATTTCATACCATCAATAGATACTACAGCACAGATAAAATGAATATGGAAAAACTGCTAAATAATATGGGAATAGTAACTAGAGGTAGTAATATGTATTGTCCCTTCCATAATGATGAGATAGGAGGAAAACCCTCTGCTAAATATCATCCTGATTCTGATATGATATACTGTTTCTCAGAGTCTAAAGTATTTACAGCTTGGCATACTCTCAAAGAACTCTATGCTATGGACATGGAAAAGGTTTTTAGAGACTCTTGGATGAATTTAAACGAGACTGATAAAGAAGAACTGCTAAGAAGATACTCAGATGAAGATACAGTAGATAAAAGAGAATTTATTAACCCTATATGGAAAAGCTTAGACTTCGTTACTTCAAAATTTAAAAACCATGAGGTCACTCTCAAACAACATAAAAATGCCTTATACAAAATAATGAGTATGATCTCAGAAAGTAAAAAAACTTCACAATTTATACATGATTTATGAGAAAAATAAAAAAAGTTAAGCGTTTTGTGCTAGGGAACATAGACATCAAAATACACTATAGAAAACCTTGTAACTATATCATATAAATAGTTACAGGGTTTTTAAGAAAAATAAGAGAGAAAAAACTTAAAAAATATAACTCTAATAACTAAACATAATGTAAGAGTTTTACGAGGGTCAAAAGTACATAATGTTTTTGAAAAACCTTAAAACTCTTACCACCAAACACTTACAGAAAATATTTTTAGTGAGAGAGAAAAGCAGAGAAAAATATTTTAGTGTTTTCTGCTAGGGAACATAGAGATAAAATTTTTAAAGAGAAATCAACACAAATCCCTAACAATGTTTGTAGTATTTAGTTATAGAGATTTTTGTTAAAATAATACAATTAGTTTTTACTCTTAAAATAACATAAAACAGGTGAAAAAATACATAATATTGAGAAATGAGAAAAGTATAAATTTATACTAAAATCTTAAAAGTGTTTATATATAAGAGTTATAAGGTTTTACTAAAAATAAGAGTATATAAAATTATGTGTTTTGTGCTAGGGAACATAGACTATTTTATGAGAGGATGGTTTAGATGTTATTAACTGAAGAAATGAAAGGTAAATATGATGTCATAGGATTTAAAAAGAATGGTAAGGTGGAAACTATTCATGAGAATGGTACAACAGGAATGAAAAGCTCTTATAAAAATGTTGAAGAGTTTATGACAGATTCCCAAAATAAAAAAATAAAGGGAATAGTACTAGAGGGTATTAATGGATAAGCTTTATATTCTCAAAGAAGAATTCTCTCAGGTAGACTACCCCACTAAAGTAAAATACCTATATACAAGTGAGGTAAATAAACAACTACTTACCCTCACTCATAATAAAGAGGTAGTCTACCTTAGTAATAACTTTGGTATACTCTACCCCAACAATATACAAGAACCCTATAAAGTATTACCTTTGAAAAATAGAAAACTGTGGGTTCTTCTCACCTCTGAAATGATTCATAGAATATGTACAGAAAAAAATATAACTACTATCTCACTACTTTTCTCTGGAGATTTTGAAGATCTTAAAAAAAGATTAACAGACTTAAATTACTGCCTTGAACAACCCTTACAATTTTTTAGAACTAATAAACTGAGACTATTTTGGATAAATAATGAGATATTAAATAATATAGTAAAAAGAGTTTCAATATAGTGTCGCTATCTTGACATTTAGTGTATAATATGATATAATTAAACTGTGGGGTAATTCTAGTTTAGGGGTGATATAGTATGGATGATAAATATAAAAAAATTATTGGTATAGTATTTGAGACTGAGGTAGCAGGTATAACTTTTAGAGGATTAGATCCTAATTTTCTACCTAGTTTAAAAGAGATAGACCCTAGTAAGATTGTGGTAACTTTAGAGAGAGAGCCTAATAATCAGTATGATATAAATGCTATAAAAGTAATCGTGGGTGTTGAATGGTCAAAGACAAAATATTTTATAGGTTATATTCCTAGAGATTTGGCTACTATATTAGCAGATATTATAGATAATACAGATTACATTATAGAAATTAAAAGTCTTATTGTTGTTGGAAGTTCTTTACATGGTAATTATGGTGTAAGACTGAAATATTCTCTTAAAAACTAAAAATTCTATATATTCTACATTCTCGGGATAAAGATACTTTTTATCCTTTTTTTACGTACTTTTAAGTATATACTTTTTAGGAGGAGATTTTTTTGGGTAAATATGAAGATAAAAAAACTTATATACATTATTCTCCACCTGTTAGAGTTGTTCCTGAGTGGGAAAAAGGATTTAATTTTTACTTAATAGAGAATATGGAACAATTTAAAGAAAGCTTTAAAGGATACTTAGATGGATCAAGAGCTATGGCTTTTGATACAGAAACTTCTAGTCTTGACCCTGAGAATGGAAAAATTGTAGGGTTCTCTTATTGCCTTGATGGTCAACATGCTTATTATGTAGCTGTTGACCATTGCATTGATACATATAACCTTGGAGATGAGGCAATGGATTTTATCTATACAATGCTTTGTGCTTCTAAAAGAGTCATTATGTTTAATGCTAGATTCGATATTAGAATGATGGAGTATTATGGTTATACACCCAATATGGGTAGATTTCTATATGTTAGGTATGATATGTCCAAAATAAGAATTTATGATGTGTCTGTACCTTGCTGGCTCTCTGATACAAATGTTCGTATGCCTTCATTAAAAGAGAGTGCACTTCGCTTCTTAGGTTATAAGATGCAGACATATGCTGAGGTTAGTGATGGAGTAGAGAATTTCTATTATATAGACCCTAAAGATTGTTTTTTCTATGCTGCTTCTGATGCTCTATGTTCTTATCTACTTGTAGGAGCTACCTATAAGTTCTATCAGGAAGCTCCTCAGATTAATAAGTTAGATATGGCTGTATTATATCCTTTACTTCATTGTGAGAATGAGAAAGTCTATATTGATGGAAAACTTCTAAATAATTTAGAAGTTCAGTGTACATCAACTATAGAGCAACTTGAAAAGGAAATTTATGATGAAGTAGGGTATCACTTCAACCTAAATAGTCCCGCTCAGGTTTCTCAAGCTTTCTCTAGACTTGGGATAGACACAAAAAGTACTACTAAAACAGGATATATGAAAACTGGTATAGATGATCTTGAAGCCCTACCAGAAGATGTTAAAAATCAACATCCTGCTTTAGCTAAGTTTATAAAGTATAAATCTATGTTTAAATTTACTTCCTCTTACGTTAAAGTATTACAAAAATGCTATAGAGAGAAAGGATATATAAGAAGTAGCTATAAAACACAAACAGTTCCCACAGGTAGATTAGCATCAGGTAAGGATAGTAAAAATACTTTCTTCAGTGAGATAAATACTCAAAGTATACCAAAACCTCACCCTAGATTCTATTATGTATTAGATTTGGGAGATAGAACCCTATTTAATAAAAAAGACAATATTATCTTAGGATATCAATTCATTCCTGTAAAATATTTGGATAATGATAAAACACATATGGTAAGTGGAAAAGAACTTTATCCAGAAAATTATATGTTTCTTTCAGAGGGAATGGATCAAGATTATAATGTAAGAGCCTCTTTCTTACCTAAATTTGAACCTGAACAAGAGGAAAATGACATAGTTTTTTGTTCTATTGACTTTGCTTCTCAAGAACTTCGAATAGTAGCAAATTTCTCCCATGAATCCGTTTGGGTTAATGCTTTTAAAAATGGTGAGGATATCCATAAATCAACAGCTCAAAAAGTGTGGGGAGAAGATAACTATGATAAGGAAAAAAGAAAGCTAGCAAAAGGAGTTAACTTCAGCGTAATCTATGGAGCTGAAGCACAATCTTTTGTTGGTGATGGTAAAACTAAAGAAAAACCTGAGGGTATGACATTAGCTGAAGCTGATGATTTCTTTGCCTCTTATAAAAAAGGACTACCTTCACTATTCTCCTATCAAGAAAGACTTATTAGAACTTGTAGACAAAAGGGTATTGTCTACTCCTTCTTCGGAAGACCTAGAAGAGTTAAATACTATTTTGATAATCGACAAATAGGTTTTGGAAAAAGAACTATACTCAATAATCCTGTACAAGGTAGTGCTGGAGACGTTTTGAAGATGGTTTTGTGTAAATTATGGAGATTAGTTCTTAATCATCCTGATTATAGGGATGATGTTAAGTTTAGAAGTACTGTACATGATGAAATAAATTTTGGTATTAAAAAAGAAAGACTTACTGAGATAGCTAGAGAACTAGAGAAAAGTATGACCTTTGAAATTGTAGAGTGGGAAGTACCCCTAACTGTTGAGGTGTCATTTGGGTGGACTTGGGGAGGTCTTTTCTCTTTTGAATGGGATGATTATAAACAACAATATGTACCAAAAGAATCTTAATACTAAAAGAGGAGAACAACTGTTAATAAAAGTTTGTAAAAAGTTACAAAACCTTATTACCTTTAGGTGCGAAAAGACTGTAGCCCATCAATTATAAAGTCCAAACCAGACGAAAGTTGTGGTAGAAGTGACAAGACTTAAAAGGGTTGTCCCAATGGCGATTGACTATAGCAAAAAGGTAAAAAATTTGATAAATAAAAAAGAAGGGAGAGAACCGTGACTAATACTAAGCACTTAAACGATTAGTATTAGAATGTACCGAGAGTTACTCGGGAATTTAAGCCTCTGGAGTGATATATCAAACATGAGTAGCATTAGCCAAAGTGGTCACGATGAACGAGGAAGAAAACATAAACTTTTATAATTTTTTTATAAAGTTTTATAAGTTTTTCGTAACGGGTGTGATTTTATGATTGATTCTATACAATTTAATGATCTAACTAAAGAGCAAATAAAAGAAACTTTTGATAAAGCCTATATTTTCAATATTACTAAAGAGGGATTATCAAATATAAAAATACCAGAGAATAAGTTTGATACAGAAGATATGGGTGGTTGTGCTGAATGTGTGGACATCTTTGTGGATATTGGGGATAACTTTATAGAAAGACTTGTAAATATTGAAACATTACTTAAAAAGAAAGACTTCTTTACTCAAGAATTGGACTCAGGTAGTGGGTATTATTTATTAAGTGCTATACTAAGTTTTATAGATGCTAGAAATATACAGTATAGAGGAGTTCTTGTCATAACAAGAACCCTATCAAACTATGCTATGGATAGAAAAACAAATAACATATCAGGTATATATTTTCATCTGTGCCCTAATGAAGTATCTTCTTTTTTAGAGAAGCATCCTGAGATAAGTGGGTGGGTAGCTAGAAAAAGATTAGAATTAACAGAGAACTATATAGAAGAGTTGAAAAATTGCTTTGATAGGGACTATAAAACTGGTAAATTATCTGATTTTCAGTATGATATTTATAAGAAATTATTGGAGAGTGATGAAAAGTGATTACAGGAGTAAAAATATTATCCAACATACGTAAAAATACAACATACCTTAGAAAAAAAGTCAAAAAGAAATCCCTAGAAGAAATGTCATCAGATATTAAAATTTCTAAGGACACTCTCTATCGCTTAGAAAATGACCTGACTAGAGAAATACCCTTATACCCTAATCTGAAAACCATTATAGCTTTAGTAGATTATTTTGGTGTTGATATAGGTGATTTCCTCTCTAAAGACCTTGAACAGCAAATATTAGAAAGATTAGAAACTATAGATAAACTAGAACGCCTAGATACAATGGAAACCTCTTTATTTGGAGAGGATAACATAAAAGAAATATAAAAAATTTTATTAGGAGGATGGGTCATGGTTTTATCAGACAAGAACACAAAAAAAGAATTGCTAGAAGGTATCGCTGAACTAACTCGTAAGTATGAACAAGCTATTAGTGGTAATAGCTCTCCAGAAGACATTATAAAAAACACTACTACTATGGAAGTAAAGGAAAGAGCAGAGAAAATTGTAAGTGAGCCTGTAACATCTATTGAGGTGATGTTTAATAAGGCTGTATCAGATTTTAGAACAGCTACCTCAGATTATTACAGTCTTCAAGATGCTATAAAACTTGCTAGAGAAGAATTAGAAGACTATTATAATATTAAAAAAGAAGCAAATACCCTATTAGCTCTTCTTGAAGCAAAAAAAGAAGCTATACAGCTTGTAGATGAAGAAAAGAAGAGTCAAGTAGAGTTATGGGAAAATAAAATTAAAGAACTCTCTACTAAATTTGAGACAGAATCTAAAGAATTAGTAGAGAAAAGAAAACGAGAGCAAGAACAGTATATCTATGACTTTACTCGAAAGAAAAAGATTGAGGAAGATAAGTTAACTGATATCTTATCTGAAAGAAGAAAACAACATGATGAAGAATTAGATGATGAGAGAGATGAGGTAGAAAAAGAAAGAGAGCAACTCAATAAAAGAGAAGAAGATATACAGAAAAGAGAAGAAAAAATAGAGGATCTAGAAAATACTATAAGTGAGTTACAATCCTACAAAGATAAATATAGAGATGAGATTATTAAAGGAAACTCAGCTAAAAAAGACCATGAACATGCAATAGCCTTAATAAATTCAGACTATGAGAATAAACTCTTAGTCAAAGAATCTACTATAAAAATGCTTACCGATACTGTAGAGAGAAATAATATAACAATAAAAGAACTCTCTAACAGACTAGATGAAGCTTATAATAATGTTAAAGAGGTAGCTTCTAATGCTGTAAATGGTGCTGTACAAGGAAATATGATAAACACCCTAAAAGATGTTGCTACAAACAAAGATACAAAAAATACAAAATAATATAAAATAATCTAAGTGTGAGAGTAGCTAACCACTACTCTCATACTTAAAAAGGAGAGAAATTTATGGATAGTTCAGTAAAATGGATAACAGGGATTATAATTACAGGAGTAGTGTTTTTTATAATTCTTATAGGTAGTGTTACATCAGTAAAGCCAGGATTTGCTGGTGTAGTATATAATAGAAGTGGTGGTATTGAAGACACAACCCTAGCACAGGGATGGCATTTTGTAGCATGGTGGAAATCTGTAACAGAGTACCCTATCTCAACTGAAACAGTCTACCTTACTAAAAGTGTTCAAGAAGGAAGCAAACAAGATGATTCTTTCAATAGTGCTACTAAAGAAGGTATGCCTGTTAATTTGGATGTAATGTATTCTTATCATGTTAGTGTAGATAAACTACCTCATGTATATACTAAGTTTCGTGGTATGGAAATAGAAAATATTGAATCTGGGTATATTAAAACTCAATTAAAATCAATAGTACAGATTAATACCTCTCAGTATGGTATGCTTGATGTTTTTGGAGATAAAAGAGCTGAAATACAATCTAAAATATTTGATATGTTGAAAGCAGATTTAGCTAAAGATGGATTTATATTAGAGAGTTTTTCTTTTGGTGAAATTAGACCCGATGAATCTTCTAAAAAAGCTATACAAGCTAAAGTAAATGCTCAACAAATACAAGCACAAAAAAAGACTGAGATGGAAACAGCTAAAATTGAAGCTGAAAGAAAAAGACAAGAAGCTATGGGTATTGCTGATTCTGCTCTTATCATAGCTCAAGGAAATGCTAAAGCTAATGAAGTTACAAAACAATCCCTAACTAGAGAACTGATTGATTATACAATAGCTCAGAAATGGGATGGAAAAGTTCCACAGGTATCTGGAAATAGTAATGTACTATTACAATTACCAACACCAACAAAATAAAAAGGAGATGGAAAAATGACATTAACATGGGAAGATATTATAAAAATTGAGCCAAAATTGGAAGAATTGTATATTAAGGCAAAAAGTTTTAATGAGGACTGTGATAAAAATAAGAACTCTTGTGCAAATAGGGTTTGGTATGGGTTTGGTGGGAAAAAGTCTTTAAAAAAGGAAATGAGTAAATTGGTGGGTTGGGATTGTAATAATGAGTTATTAAATACTACATCAGCTTATGATATTTCCTATCATACAATTTATGATGTCTTGCCAGATTGTAAAGGTTGTGGAGTGTGTCTGTAGAATTATAATTTAAAAAGGAGAAGGCTCCTATGATAATATTTGTAATAGAAGTTCTAGCTGTTATAATGGTAGTATCACTGTATGTTTTACTCTATACAAGAAAACCTAAAATAGAAATTGAAAATATCTCTAAAGAAGAGAATAATGGGGATATTGGTTTAGTAGTTAAAAGGTCTTCTGTTTACAAAGAAAGAATTGAGTATTATGATATTATTTACTATCTACCTTTATACTGTATTAGCTTTACTTATAAAGAAATTCATATGAGCCTTCTAAAAGCTTATTCAGATAAACTTACTAAAAAGGTTGAGGAGTATCTTGTACAAATGAGATATGTAGAAGAAATCTCAACCTTTTTATTAACTAGAGATAAGATAAGAAGAGAAGTTAAGAACTCACTATATGATGAGAATGGAAATATTTCTTTGAGAAAATAACTATTGAGAAAAGGATACCCTAAGAGGTGTATTCATGGGATTTGTGTATTTTATACAGGTAATTAAAACTGGAGATATTAAGATAGGCTTCTCCACTAACATTAAAAGTAGGATACATACTCTACAAACCTCAATACCTGAGAGTATCAAACTCTTAGGTTTTATCTCAGGTGACCTTAAACTTGAAAAAGAACTTCATAAAAAGTTTAAACATCTTAAAAAACGTGGGGAATGGTTTCATTGTGATAAATCTATTATAGATTACTTAAATACTTGTAATGAGATGATAAACCATACTAAAATGGGTGTCTATATAGAACTCTTGGAAGATGGGAAAACTCAATTATATAGCAAAATGAAATTATGAGAGGAAACATTTTATGAGTACTTATGATGAGATTTTAGAAAGACTTTAAGAAGAAAATCCAGAAGCTATTCTATGGACAGGACTAGAAGAAGCCCTAATAGGTACTGCATCTTCTTTTGGAAAACTACCTGTAGCTATCTATGATTATGATAAATGTATAGAAATATTACAAAAAGATATGACTGAGGATGAAGCTATAGAATATTTTGAATATAATACTTTCGGAGCATACTTAGGGGAATATACACCTCTAACTTTAAAAAAGTAGAAGGGAGAAAAATGAGTAATTGTAAGGCTAAATTATTGCCAGAAAATTGTACAGACTATAAACAAGTATTAGAAAAAGTTTATGAACTTAGAAAAAAGAAACACCTTCTAATAAAAAATCTCATAAAAGATAAAGAAACCCTAATAGACTATGAGCAAGTACTTGATGAGGTTAGCAAACTTAAAGCAGTATTTCTACAAAATAGAAAATATCTCTAAAATATGACAAAATACGACAAAATCTAAAGAGGTTCTAAATGGAGATTATTTATACAACAGCTAAAGGGAAGATTATTTATGGAGATAATCTTCCTGTAATAAGGACCTTCCCTAGTAATATAGTTAGTAGCTGTATTAGTGATTTCCCATATTCGCTAAATTTTATGGGGAAAAAATGGGATACACAAAATAATTTTTATGAGTGGTGTAATGCGAGAGCTGTAGAACTGTATAGAGTTATGAAGTCAGGTGGTTATGTATGTATCTTCGGACACCCTAAAACAAACCATAGAATGAAATGTGCTTTTGAGGATGCTGGTTTTACTATTGTTGAAGAAATTGACTGGCTTTACTTGACAGGATTTCCCAAAAATCAAGATATAGGGAAACTGTTTGATAAAAGTGCTGGAGTAGAAAGAGAAGTTATAGGTAAACGTATAGATGGTAGGTATAAATATGGGTTTTCAGAACAAGCAAAAAAAGCTATGGGTAATGAGGTGTATAAACATACACAGGGATTTAAGGGTGATATGGGATTAATTACAGAACCCTTCTCAGACTTAGCTAAGAAGTGGGATGGTTTCAAAACGAGTGGTCTAAAACCCTCACATGAAACTATTACAATATTTCAGAAACCTTTAGATGGAACATACATAACTAATCTTGAAAAACATGGTTGTGGTGCTATGAATATAGATGCTTGTAGAGTCTCTATCTCACAATCTGATATAGATATGATTAATGCCAAATCAAGTAAAACGGATAATGAAAATTATTCTCTTAAAGAGGATGCTATCTTTGGAGAGTATGATAAATGCTACTCTAAACCTGCTAATACTTTAGGGAGATTCCCACCAAATATTTTTCTAGATGAGGAAATGGCTAAAGTATTAGATGAGCAAACAGGTATTAGTAAATCATCAGGGGGTAAAGGAGATAAAAGTGGTAATACAGGAGCAAATATTTATGGGGATTATAAGAATGATGAACTTGCTACTAATGCTGGAGGCTCAAGAATATTTCCTATCTTCAAATATTGTCCCAAAGTTAACCCTAAAGAGAGATTATTACCTAATGGTACTAGAAATCCTCATGTAACACTCAAACCTAAAGAACTTTTTAAATGGCTAATTAAATTAGTAACCCCTAAAAACGGTCTAACTATAGATATAACAGCTGGTAGTTGTACTCATGGTGTAGCATCAGAAGAATTAAACCTTGAGGGATATAATCTCAAATGGGTTAATATAGAACTTCTTAATACAAAAGAAGAACCCTATTGTGATGTAGGTAAAATGAGAATAGAAAATATCTTTAAAAATGGATGAGGTGACTTTAAAACATGGCAATACAAGTTGATAAAACTTTAAATGAATTGCAACAGATGGCAGTAAGTCTAGGTATCTATGTAGATAAAGGCTCAGGGAAGAATCAAAAAATTATGAAGGAAGATTTAATACACCCTATTAGAAATTATTTCCTTCTACAGAGATACAAGGACATAACAAAAATACCTAAACATCTTGAGCTAATACTTTCTTTAAAATCTCCTATGTTAGCTAAAAGAATAGATGAACTCAAACCCGAACTACAAGAAGCTATTTGGAAAAGTGACCAGTGGTATTTTGAAGAGAAACTTAACGGATGTAGATTTTTTCTTGTAAAAACTGGTAAAGGGTTACATCTCTATTCAAGGCATAATTCTGTAACAGATTTATTACCTATAGAGTATTCTGAGAATATAGTTTATCCTGAAAATTTTGATTTAGATAAGATTAAAGATGATTTTATATTGGATACAGAAATAACTTCAGATTATGATTGTATCAATACTTCTCTTGATAAGTATGGGGTACAAACAGAAACTATGCTTCAAGTAGTCACTTCCCTAATAAATTGTGACCCACAAAGAGCTAGGTTAATACAAAAGAAAGAAAATTTAATACTTACCTTTAATGTATTTGATTGTATTTATTACAATGGTAGTTGGATACTAAACGAACCCCTAACAAAAAGAAGACCACTTGCTTTTGAGTTGTGGAGAAAACTCAGTGATGCTGGTTTTAAAATAAGACCAGTAAGGTCTAATAGGTCAAATAAAAAAGAGTTTTATAAAGGTATTATCCTTAGTGGTGGGGAAGGTTGTATTTGTAAAAAAATTGATGGTATATACATACCTGATAGTAATAGACAAAATGATGGGTGGATTAAAATAAAAAGGTCTATGAGTGAGATGACCTCTATGGATGATGTTTTTGGAGATACTATTGACGGTTGGATTAGTGGATTTGAACCTGGAAAACCTGATAAAGGACTTCAAGATTATGTAGGTACTATAAAAGTATCCATATATATCAGAAAAAAAGATGGTACTCTATATGAACATGAAATTGCTCATATCTCTGGAATAGATATGAAGTTACGAACTGATATGACTGAGACAGTAGAAGGTATACCTACCTTACGTGCTTCATACTATGGTACAATAGTAGAGATTGATGGTGTTTCTATTAGTGGTAGAGCAAAAAGACTCAACCATGCAACGCTAAATGGGTTTAGATATGATAAGACTAAATTAGATTGTGTTATGGATGAGGAATTTCTAGAAAAAAATATAGTGTAAAAAGTAATTCGCTTTATATATTAATTTATACAAAGTATTTTTTGAAGGAGAGATTTTTTATGAGAAAACAAATAAAAGCTATTAAAGAAGGTCAAGACCTTCAAGGAATCATAGAAATAGTAACAGGATGTTTAAATGACCCTAGTACATCATCTATTGATTACTCCTCTAAAATAAACTGTATCGTAAATACTATTTCTGATATAGTAAGTATGAATTACGATGATACCACTTTTCTTAAAACTTTAAAAACAGAATTAGCTAAATCAGGTGTTGTAGTCAGAGACTTAGAAAATGCTATGTGCGAACTTAAAAAGAAATACAATTTTCCTGAAACTAATACTCTGTGGTATAATTAATTTTGTTTTAACTCTCCTTATAGGCGTTCTTCAAAAAAAGGAAACTTCTTAGTCAGACCTCTTCTAAGATTTTTCCTTTTTTATATTTCAAATACTTAGATATTTAAAGCTTTTTCAATAAAAATACTGAAAAATCATTATATGTTGGATAATATACTCTAAAAGTCTCTTGAATTTCTCTATTTGTTTGTATAGAATGAACAAACACTTTATAAGAATTAGGGGGAATTTTAGTATGGTAAAGAGTGTTCTTTGTAATGTTTCAGAAGGTAAAGAAAGTAAAGAAAGTATGGATGGGAATTCTGAGTGTATTGTTAGGGATGAGGAATCTTTAGAAAGGTTTTATATTTTGGCAAATAAGTTGTCTTATACTATTTCTAAGAGATATCCAGAGGTATCTTTTATACATCATCCTAAGGATGTGGTTCAAGAAGTGTTAGTGGATGTAATTTCTAATAATATTTGTTTTGATGCTAGTAGGGGGAAGAAATATAAAAATTTTATTTTCATGTTACTCTCTAATAAGTATAGTGACCTTTTTAGAAAACTAGATGCTAATAAAAGAAAGACCCTACGTACTGTACCATTTGATAGTCTAACATCTAATGATTTTCTTGTGGTAGGTAAAAGAGAGTATTATTCTCATATAGACAACAAACTTCCTTTAGAGGATATTTTAGAAGGGAAAGATTATTATTATGATAAACTTGAAAATGATATGTTACTAGAAGGCTTTATAAAACTACTTAAAAGTACTTATACCAGCTTAGGTCTTAAACAAGGTAAAAAACTAAATATATTTAAAATTATTGAACTTAGGTTTGCTGGATACAGAAATATTGATATAGCTAATATGTTTGGTGTTAGACCTGCTAGAATATCTCTTACTCTGAAAAGAAATAGAGAGAGGTTATGGGATGTTTGGAATACTTTTATGGATGATAGAATAGAATTACCTCATATGTAAAATACTCTTAGGTGGTGCTCTCTTGGAAAACTATAAACTAGAAAAAAATAATATTGAAGAAAAAATACAACAAGTACTAAATAACCCTAACTTTTGCCCTTGTCTTTTTCTTGGTAAATATACCACAGAGTTTAAAAGGATTTATAAAGATAGAATATTTAGCCTCTATAATCTTAATGACGTAAGAGAACTAGTAGACAGATTTATGGGTATCGCTGATCTTAATGGAAGATATTTTGTTATTGATGGTATCAGTAATCTTACCTCTGTAGGACAAAACTCCCTTCTAAAATTTATAGAAGAAAATAAATTCCCTATAATACTACTTTCTTACTTTGATAGGGTATCGCCTATCATACTATCTCGAATTAAATTTATATTTAAAAGCCCTGTACACGAAGCAAAAAATACCCGATTTGTTGAACTTAAAGATGCCCTTAGAGCCCTAGAAGAAAAAAAGAAAGATGAGGACTTTACTATAATGGATGAAGTTAGATTCTATGCTGAGAATTGTCCTAAAGGATTTGTAGCTAAATATTCTTCTTCAGAGTATGGGTATAGCTCTGAGAAAATATTAAAGATTTTAAGTAAATTGTGAGGTGAATACTTTGGATTTAGTAGGAAAGACCGTTAGAATACATGATGTGGGTTTATTAGAGTTTTTTTATCCAAACTATATAAAAAAAGAAGCTGTACTGTTAGACTCTGATAAAGATATTATATACGTTGGAAAAATGAGACCTAATCTTAGAAATTATTTAATACTAAATTGTAAGTCTTTTATTAATACTGTAGGAGTACCTGATATAGATCTTGAGGAAAAAGAAAGTTTACTTAATTTTGTTTATGATAAGTTCGGAAAAATACCCAAAAAATCTCTTGTGGATATTATTTGTGGATTACAAAAAGAAGATTTTTACCATTATATAAAATCCTATTGGGTTTTGGGAAAATCTAAGTTAGAAGAAGAGATGGATTTTACCATATTTAATCTTTTTATCGCTATGACTAAAAGTGGTATGGAAGCTCTTAAAATCTACTCCTATTTATTAGATTACTACGAACCTCCTATACTAAATAGTAGTATAGAAACTTTCTTGGAAAAAGCATCAGATATCAATGAAGGTAACGCTTCTAGTAGCTCTTATACCCGAATTCTTAAAGACTTTAACTCAAAACACCATAAAACTTTTAAAATACTTCTAAAAAAATATTATGAGATTAGAGGTTCTAAACAAAATAAAATAATGTGGTTATTGTATAATTTGTAAGAGGGGAGAAATTATGAAAAATACAGATAGTGTAGTAAAGATGCAAATTGAATTGACGGACGTACTAGAAAAGATGTATAATAGAGTAGAGGGGTTAATTAAAAAATATTGTTCTGATGATGGAGTAATCCCTAATATGCCTGAGTATAGTATAATAGTTAGTGACCCTTGTGAGTATTATAGGTATTATGATACTTGTATACGAATGGGAGATGATATTGTCTATGTAATGTTAAGTCTTAGTATGGTTATCAGTAGTATGCAAGATATCAAAAATACAAAACTTACAAAACATCTTTCAAATGAAGTAACAGTCTTAGCGGGATTTCGAAAATTCCTAGATAATAACTTAGAAAGATTAAAAAATTATAAGTTTGATCTGGTAGAACTAAAACGCCAAATAACAGATAGATTAAAATTACTTCAAAGTACCTCATTTCATAAATAAAATAAAATAGGATAGACCTCTTGTTTCCCTTGATGTATTTACTTTATACCTTAAATGATTTAAAATAGTGTGTGCTATTGTAAATTATAAATTGTGGAGGATGGTAGATATGACTTTTGGAAGTGAGAACGGAACAGTGGGAAGAAGAAAAACCTCTCAAGTGAATAAGAGGTTTAGAAAGTATCTTACAGAGGTAATATCAGAACTTATTGGGATATCTTTAAATGAGAGAACAGCACTAACAATATTTAAGGTCATAACAAGAACTCCTATGAGGTTTCTTATGACTCTTGAGGAAGAATCTTTTGATAAATTAGGTGAGAGGTCTTTAGCCCTATCTTCTGTTGGTAGATTTAAAATAATTAATACTGTACCACATGGGAAAAAATGTGAGATTGTGGGTGAGAGTGGAAAATATCCAAGATATAAGTTTTACCCTTCTCTTAGTTTGGAAGCTGAAGTAGAGATTTTGAATGGTCTTGAAAATCCTGATAGTAGGGTGACTTATGAAAGAACTATAGAATCAGAAAAAGCTAATATCGAGCAAAATTGCCTTGATACAGCTAAAATTCTTAGAAGAGTTATGGAAGAGGCAGGAAAACCTATTAAAGTTGGACCAGAAACACCTAGAGATACTGATTTGGGAACTCTTTTTACTGTAGCTATTCAAGATATTGTACATAAAGAACTACAAAAACTTGGTATTACTTCTGTATCTCAGAAAGATATAGAAGAGGATATGGAAGAAGATATGGAAGAAGATATAGAAGAAGATATGGAAGAAGATGTTGAAGAAGATGTGGAAGAGGATATTGAGGATACAGAAGAAGATATAGAAGAAGTAAAAATTAAAAAACCTAGAAAGAAGAAAGACCCTATTACAGATTCTGATAATATTGATTTAGAGAACTCCTCTAAGACTAGTATATCAGAAAGACCTACAAATGCTATGGATACTTTAACTGATGCTATTGATGATTTTGATTTTGATTTTAATACTTAATAGATTTTATTTTTGAGAGTGTGATATTAATTCACACTCTTTTTTTTTCTAAAAATGGTGTATATAGAAAGTATTTTTTTATTTTTTACGTATTATATATTATATAGCTAAGGTAAAGCTCATTAGTAGCAAAACCAATTGCCAACAAAATAAAACAAATGGAGGAATTATCATGAGTGATGAAAAAAATGTGATGGAAGGTACTACAGGAGAAGTTGTATTAGTTGAAAAAGGGAATGATGTAGTTCTAAGACCCCGTATAGTTGATATTGGTATTTCAGATGAAACTACAAAAGAATTAGAATCAGCAGGTCTTATTGTAGGTGATTTAGGAGTAAAAATCTCTAGAGTACCTATTGATAAGTACAAAGCCAGTACCCAAAGAACAGATAGAATAAGTTTTGTAACAAAAAAAGTAATAGGGGTAAAAGCACACTATATAGAAGGAAATGGAAGCGTCTTATGTTTTGGTAAAAAATGCTGTGAGTTGGTAGGATTACCTAGTGTAAGATATCTTTTTCCTATTGTTGTGTACTCTACTGATAATGAAGGAACTATCGTAGGTAAGAAAGTAGATTTAAAAATGCTTGTGGCTGGAGATGATCTATATAAAAGTATTTGTACTATAGGAAAAGGACTTTCTGCTACTATGGGTGGTATTGATAATGCCGACCTTTTAGTAACTTGTACTGATGATAAATATCAAAAAGTTACCCTAACCCCTATCGCTCAAGCAGCTTGGAGACAATCAGATGCCATACTTCAGATGATTATGGAGAGATGGGAACAGGATGCACCTTTTGCTCATTTAGCTTACGCTAGAAAAGTTGATGAAGCTTCTTTTCTGAAACTTTTATCTCTGGATGATGGGGATAATTCTAATTCGGGTAACCCTACATCTGGATCTTCTGCACATAGTTTCAATGCCGCTGCTAACCAAGATCTAACAAAATTTTTTCAAGACTAGTAAATATTCAATGGTGTTGGATGTATCAAAGCATCCAACACCATTTAAAATATACTTAGGATTAAAAATCATAAGTATTTGAATGGGGGATTTATGAAAGAAAAAAAAGATCTTGTGATTTTAGCTCAAGACCCTAGTTTTGCTAAATTAGCTTTTAGTCTGTATGATGGAAAAGGAACTGTTTATATAGATAATTGTGAGTTTAAATTAGGAGAATGTATTGGGTTTGAAAAAGTTTTTAACGCTAATATAGATATTATGAAACAATATAAGGATAAACTTACTCAGAACTATAATGTTAATAAAACTTTATTCATAGATAAAATCTTCTCTGAAATACCTCCACCTACTGGAATGTTCTCTGCGGGTCTTTATTCCCTTGATACTTATATCTTAGATAAATTGTTTGAGATGAACTTACAATGTAGTGAGATTTGGACTCTACCCCCTAGCTTTCTTATGACTATTCATAATATGAGAAAGTATAAAAAATCAGAGTCTACTACTTTAGCTAAATACTTAATGAATGAAGTCCTAAAAGATAGATTTGAATATAAGTTCAAAGGAGCATTAAATGCTGATAGAGCTGAATCCTTTTTATTTTTATTAAGGGCTTTTGTTAAGTATGATATTAATGGGTCTAAAGATTTAATTGTAAGAGCTATCTCAGGATTCTTTTCTGAGAATGAGAAAATTCTTATAAGTAGAAAGGTGGAGAAAATATGATTTTAGAAAAGAAAACTCTTTATGGTGTTAATATAAGCTGTCCTTGTGGTTGTGTGAGTCTAACACATGTATTTTATAGTATGGACGAAGCCATTTCATTGCTAGAAGAATTGAAAATAAGAGGAAGAAAAAGAATAAGAGTAGTAGAACTTCTTAATTGTGAGGATATAACCGATGGAAGATTTATTTATCATGATAAAATAATAACTCTTGGATTTAATAGATTTGATTTAGAAGGGGATAAAATATTAAAATTTGAAAGTTTTGCCTGACTTATATACAAAGTAAAAAATATAAGGAGTGTTTGCATATGGAAAGAAGAGTATTAGAATTGGTAAAAGAAGAGGTATCCCTAATAAAACCCTTTGATGATTCTTCCACTTATTACATTGAAGATTTAGCGGATGCTTTCTCAACATTTGCTTCAAACTATGATAGCTTTGAGACTGCTATAGACAATCTACCTAATTTTATTAGTCAGTATTACACTGGAAACAATGTAACAAAGTTTAAAGATACTCTTAGAATGGGATACTCTGAGATTGTACAAGCTCTTTTTGATGGAAAAAGAGCTGATTTAGAAAAGAGAGTTATAAGGAGCATTTAACGTCTAAAGTAAACACTCCTATGAAAAATATTCTTGGAGTGTTTTTGCTTTCTAAAGAAACTTTTTTCCTGTTTTTTACGTATATTTAATACAGATGGATAAATTTATAAGAGAGGTGGATATTTATTATGCCTGTACCTTCAAAAGCCACAGCTAAAACTACAGCTAAAACTACAGCTAAAACTACAGCTAAAACTAAAGCCACAGATAAAACTACAGATAAAACTATTACTGAGGACATCATCGAAAATACTCCTGAGGGTACGATAGAGAATAGTACCTTAGAAAAGAAAGAGCCTGATACAGTTATAAAAACAACACCTGTAAAAACAACTACAAAAAAATCTACTAAGTCCTCTAAACTTGATGAGAGTTCTGAAAAACAATCAATTGAACAAAAAGTAAGTGCTTTAAGTAAGAGTTATTCTTCTATTGAAGAACCAGAGTTTATACCTACAGGAAGTGTTGTTATGGACGCTCTTCTTGGTGGAGGTTGCCCTAGAGGTAGTTTTATACTTTGGTCAAGTCACTCTGGTATTGGAAAATCTACTGGGTCTTTGTATATAGCTAGAAGCTTTTGTGTTCAAGGGTTGAGAGTTCTCTATTTAGACTTTGAGGGTGGGGTTAATAAAAGTCAGTTAGAGGGTATAGGTCTTATGCCACATCTCTATAACGAAAAAAATAACCCTAATGGGAAGTTTTATTGCTATAGAGTACAGTCTTATACAGATGCTGAAAACTTTTTAGACGCACTTCTCAAGGATGTGGATCTTGTTATCATAGACTCTATTACAGCTGTTATGCCTGAAAAAATTAAATCCCAATCAGTCGAAGCAATACTACCAGGATTACAAGCAAGACTTATGACCAATCTACTATTAAAATACAAAACCGAATCTATGAAGAATAAAACAAGTTGGATTATGATTAATCAGATGAGAACTCATATACGATTTGTTGGTATTACAACTGATGAAGAAGCTGGTGGTAACGCTCTTAAGTTCTACTCAGATTACCGTATTATTATGAAAGAAAAACGTAATGGTAAACTTGAAAAGAGTGAGATTACACCTTTAGGAGTCAAAAAAGTACCCTATGGTAGTGTAAATGAAATATGGTGCTTAAAATCTAGGTACTCAAGACCTTTTATACCCTTAGAGTTGGGTATTATATTTGGTAAAGGTATCTCTAATAGCTATGCTTATAAAGACTTCTTAGATTTTAAAGGTTGTATTAGAAGAGAGGGAGCATGGTATTCAATTGATATGGATGGCACTATTGGTAGAGTGAACGGAGAAAATAATCTTATAGAGTGGATATCAGAAAATCTTGATCTAGTTAAAAAGTTTATAAAAGATAATGGGGGTTATCGCCTTCTTATGAACGAAAAAGAAGCTGTAATAAATACTGAGGATTACTCAGATTATGAAGACAGCTACTCTGAGACACCTTTTGAAAATCTAGTGGTAGGAGATTTGGATGATGTCATTCCAGAGTAAATACAAACCCTAGTAAGAACATATTTCACTAACAGAGTTGTAGTAATTTTAATCTACAACTCTGAAAACAAAAAAAGATTTTTTACGTAATTCTGTATATAGTCTATTTTAAGGGGGTGAGAACGATTAGTAGTTTTAAAATACAAGTAAAAGACTATCAATCCATTATTAAAGCTGAACTTGATATTGAAGATGGCTTAAATGTTATCATTGGTAAAACAAATATAGGAAAAAGTGCTATACTTCGTGCTATTGATGATGCTATCTTCAATAAAGGAAATGACGATTTAGTTAAAACAGGAAAAAGATATGCTGGGGTACTTATAGATAATGGAAAAGATAAATTTATGTGGAGAAGAGATAGTCATGGAAAAAATGAAAAGACATTATATCAAATTAATGAGGGTAACGCTATTACTAAAGTTGGAAGAACTCAGTTAGATGAAATATGTAAGCTATTCAATATTACTGATGTTAGACTTTCTAATAATGTAAAAGAAAAAATTAATTTTTGGTATCAAGGACATCCCCCTTTTCTCACTGATAAAACCTCAGGACAGCTCTTTGAGTTTTTATCCCAATCTTCATGCGATAAGTATATTAAAGTAGTAAAGAAAATGGAAAGTGATATAAAAGAACAAAAAGCTAGAATATCTCAATTAAATGCTAATATAGATGTACTTAAAACTATAAATAATGAGAAGATGGATATTTTAGATAGAAATAAGGGATTTAACGAGTTATATAAAGAGATAGTAGTTACAAATAATGAGGTCAGTATATTTAATAAAATAGAGGAGCTTATAGAAAGATACAACTCCCTAACAGCTAAAATCCATGTAAGAACAAAAACATTGGATATTGTAAATAGTGAGTTGGGTAAATTTAATTTCTCTAAAATAAAAAAATTATACGATAGTATTATAAAGACAGATAACCACCTCACTATTATAGATGAGATTAGCAAGAGAATTGAAGATAAAAGTAAGGCTCGAAATAAAGCTAAGATTAAAAAACATGGGTATGAGGAGGATATTCTTAAAAGTTCAGAGAATTTAAAAGAGAGTTCTGTTCTTATAAGTGAAATAGAGAAATTAGATACTTTAGTAAGTAATATATCTAATCTAATCTCTAGTATTAAGGATAAAAAGAATAAAAAGAAAATAGTAAAAGATTCACTAAATATTCTAAATTCTCAAATGATAAAAGTAGATTTGAAACAATCTAAAAAGGATATAGATGCTATAGATATTCTTGAGGTTCAGACAAAAGATATAAGAGATATAGTATCTAGATATGATAAAATTAAAAGTACTCTACTTAAAAAAGAACAAGAACTTACAACCCTAACAGATATATGTTCTAAAACTACAAAGGAATTTGAGGATTTTAAGAGCGAAATAGGTGTTTGCCCTTACTGCGAAAATACCCTAATAAAAAATAATTGAGGTGAGTACTTATGGGAAGTATTGATGAAATTAAAGAAAAGTTTGCTATATTACAGGATAATGTAACTAAATTAAATAACTCTAAGATAGGCTTAGAGTCAGAGATTAAAACAATAGACGCAGACTTAAAAGAGCTTGGAACTAAATTACTTGAGATTACTGGGAAAACAACAGTAGAAGAAGCTTTCACTTATTACAAAGAGCAAAATAAATTGCTCGAAGAGAAAAAAGAAAAAATGTTAGTTGAGCTGGATGGATATCTTAATTTAGACAAGGATAGTTAGGGAGGAATTTTTTTGGAATTTACTAAAATATTTAATCAGGCTCTATCTCATAAGGCTACTTTAGATAATATGCAAAAAGATCTAGATGATAATATAGCTAAAATTATAAAATCTAAGAATGAGGTCACTCTACTTGGGAATATACTTAATTCAACAGCTAACGCTCATCTATACCTAGAAACCCTAATTAAAGAGGAATCTAGCAAGTTCATTAAAAGATATAGAGATATTCTAGATCACGCTGTTAAAACAATTTTCTATGATGAAGAATACTCTATAGATATAAGAAGTAATGAAGATAATACTACAATACATTTACTATCTACCGATTTGGAAGGAAATAAAATCAGCCCTGATATTAAATATTGTGGTGGAGGTATCAAAACTGTAGTAGGAGCTGTATCTCAAATATTTTTTATCTTTCATTATAAAGCAGAACCCATTATGTTTATTGATGAAGGGTTTAGTCAGCTAAGTACTCAATATATACCCTATTTTATGGGACTTATAGAAGAGATGGCATCTAAAAATCATTTGAAAATTCTTCTTATAACCCATGACCCTAGAATGATGAGTTATGCCGATAAAACCTATGAGGTTATTGGGGGTAAAACTATTCTAAAAAAGAATAGGAATAACACTGCTGGAGTAATACCTGTAGTTTTGGGTTCGGAGGTGTCAGATGAGCCAGAATAAAATTAATGTAATAGAACTAAGACTTGATGATGAAGAATGTTTAGGATTTTGTGGAGATTTACATGCTGATTCTTGTGGACCTGAATCACGTATAGATGATTATTTGGATACTGTAGTAGGAAAATTAAACAGTATTTATGAAAGTTGTATAGAAAAGAAAGTAAAAGCTCTACTATTCACAGGAGATATATTTTCAAGAATATCTGTACCTCATGAATGTGTTAATGTTATTGGGAACGCATTTATGAGATTTAAAAGAGCTGAAATACAAACTTTTACCATTTTAGGGAACCATGATATTGTAAGGAATAATCTAGATAGAATAGAAAGAAGCCCTATATCTACTCTCTTTACTTTCAATGCCCTTACAGAACTAAATCTCAAGAATCGAATTGTTGTAAATAAAAAACTTCTGATAACTTCTGTAAATTACACAGAACCCCCTTTACCTGCTGACCCTAGAGCAAAGTATAACTTACTTTTAGCACATATGTTTTATAAAGCTAGTGAGTTGTTTGGAGCTGGTGTTCATAATATAGAGGAAAAAGACCTTATAAATTGGGGATATGATTGTATTGTATTAGGACATGATCATACAGAATACCCTATTATGCGTGTAGGTAAGACTGATATAATACGTCCTGGATCTGTTATGAGAGCTACTGCACATGATTATAATTTTCAAAGAATACCAGTTTTCTATATTCTTAAGAATCCTTCTGAGTATAGTGTGACAAACTTTGAAAAAGTTATAATAAAAGCTAAACCTTTTGAGGAAATAGCCAGTAATTCTGTTATAACTAAAAAAGATATGAATTCTCTGGGAGGAATACAAGATATACTAAGTAGTTTGGCTCAGAGAATTGTAGGACTAGAAGATGACTCAGAGGGAGATAGAATAGTAGAAAAAATTAAAAAAGATGAAAATCTAACTCCTGAAATACGTCAGATTTTATTTAATTACTTTCAAGAAGCAGGTATATTTGTTTAAAAAATTTAAAATTAAAAAGGAGACTTAACCATGAGTGAGAAATTTTCAAATGATGTAAATTACGATAATATTAAGGTAGAGGATGTTACTGGTGATATAGACCTAGATACCTTATTAGGGGGGGATTTTCTTAGTTCTAATGATTTGCCTCCTACTGAGAATGAAACTGTGATAGAAGAACCTCATTTTAGAGTTTCTGTTAAAGATTTTGTAGAGGTTTTGAAACTCTCAACTCTTATTTCTGAGACTTCTGGTGCTGATGTTCTTGCTAAAGCTATCGGTCTTGAAGTTGTAGATGGGAGGCTAAAGGTCTACTTAACAGATTATAATAGGTGTATTCTAACTGATATTAATGTAACAACATCTGGGGAAATGCTCACCGATTATATAGTTGTTATACTACCTATTATTTCTAAGATACTTCAAACTTGTGATTCTAGTATGACAATATTTAAAAAAGATGGTAAGTATTTTGCAAAAGTTATTGGAGCTACAGTAATTCTAGAAACTGTACAATTTCCTAAAGAAAACTTATTGGATAAAGTTCCTAAATACTCAGATTTAGGAACTTTACCTACTATTGAATTTAGAGATGTTGCAAAAAATCTCTATGGAGTAGTATCTTCTGCTGTAAGTAGTAATCAAAGAAGGATGTTTCTTAGTGATAGAAAACTTATTACACAAAGTCAATACAGTATAGTACGATATGATTGTTCTTATGACCTACCTGAAATAGAAATACCTTTAAGAGAATTAAAAATTATTTATCTTCTCGCTCTCAGAATAAACCCTAATGAGGTTGTTATAAAAAAATCTAAAGGGAGAATGCAGTTTATCTTTGGAAACTCATCTTTTAGTTACGATCTGTCTATTTATGAACCTCAAAAATCTCTACTCAGTCTTATGGATACACTTCTTGAGGGTGAGTCTGTTGAAGTAAAACATCTAAACCTTAAAAAGATGGTGGAGTTTAGCTATGGACTATCCTACTCAACAACAAAAATAGACTTTAATTATACTGAAGATGGTGATATTTCTTGTGTAGTTAGAACAAAAAGAGATGATACAATCTTTCTTCTAGAAGGAAAACCTAACCCTAATGCCACACCTTTAGAAAAATCAGTAAGTATACCAGCTGGTCTTTTACGAACTGTTGTAAATGTCTTTTCAAAATTCCCTACAGTTAATATCTGTTTATCCCCTAACGGAATATCTTTAGTAAATGGGAACTATAAGTCCGTTATTTATAATGAGCGAGAATAAGATAAATTATTTAAGTTCTTAAATAGTAGGATAGACACATAAATCTATCCTACTATTTTTATATCACAACATAACTATGGTACTATCTTGATATTTTATCTATGTTATGGTATACTTAGTATATATATATGAGAATATTTTTTGTTTTATATATAAGAGTGTATTTTGATGATGGAGGTATAACTTATGAAAACGAATAGAGATAGGATATTAAAGAGTTTAGATTTTAATAGAATGTTAGATAATACTTTTTCAGATGATATGCTTGGAGATATACTTAATGAAAGTATAGAATTTGAACATATGTGGTTAACTCAACAAGCTATTGATAAAGGTCTTATTACTCTTGATGAAGCTAAGGCTGTTACTTTTGGAGGGAAAACATTTCCTGATAGTGGGTGGTGTTTGGTCATGGCTGGTGGGGCTGGCTCTGGTAAAGGTACTGCTATACAAAAACAGATATTGTTGGACGCTAAGATATTGGATGTTGACGCAATGAAAACCCTATTTGCTAAGGTATCTGCTAAGGATGGGAATACTAAAATAGCTCAGCATACTGGTGGTAGGGTATATGACTTTAAAAATTCTGATGACGTTTCAGATTTACACGCTATCATAGGAACAGAATTAGGTCTTGATGATAAAGCTACTTCTAATTTATTGAAATCACAATACCAAAAGAGTAGGTTAGATAATGTAATTTTTGATATAACTGGGAAAAGTTCTACAAAACTTATGAATATAGCCACAACAACTAAAAAACTTGGATATAGAACCTCACTTGTATGGGTAGTAACCAATAGACAAGTTGCTATGATGAGAAACTTATTAAGAAGTAGAGTTGTTGGAGAAAGACTGTTTCACGAAATCCATAATCAAGTAAATAAAG